CGTGAATGTGCAGAGCGGATTCAGCCCGGCATAAGCCCCACCCCCGAACCAGAAGCCACACACTTAGGAGGGGAGTGGTCCCCCCGCAGAATATGGGAATATAGGCCAAAAGCCTTGCCCCACGACACGCGCGTTCGCGGTTTGTGCAGGCTAAACAGGTCTGCGCAGGTCCAGCGAACCAAAGAGCATACCCCAAAACACAGGAGACGGATATGAGTGACGCGATGATGGGCGTTTTACAGCGACAAGTTGAAAGCCTGACACGGCAGGTTGAAGAACTTGGCCCCGAGAATGAGCGCGTGCGCAATTTGCTGACGGAGTTCGACCGGCGCCAGCATCGCGAGACATTCGCCCGCGTCCGTCTCCACGCGCAGCGCCACGGTTCGGCACTCGACCGTCAGCGGATCGGCCAGCAGGCAGACAACAGCGGACAATATCAGCATGGTGCGTCCTTTCGGGATTCACAGGGGCTGGGGGTGGTGGTATGGTGCGCGGGCGTTTGATGACTGGCCCCTACCTATGCCCCGCACGGTGTAGGGCGGTGCGGCCCTTGAGGGGTTAGTCATGAGACGCGGTGTCCGTTTGGAAGCGATAGTGGAAAGTTTATCTGGCGAAATGTAGCTACGAGTAACCAGATGAATGAGCGCACCACGACTGGTAACGCCCAGTAGAAGCGGGTTCGATTCCCGTCCGCGTCTCACCTTCCCCAGCCACAATTTCACGCAGGATCGTTAGCCCGAACCATGAGAAACTCGCTAAACTTTAAGCCACAGACAGATTACGACATTTCGGGCAAAAGGTATAAGGGCATCAACTTTGTAAGGTGTCTCACATTCCCCAGCACCTGATATAACAGCGATACCGGCGCCGGGCGTTCATCGATCTGCGACGGCGGGTCATTTGCACACCGCTTCCGTGCCGAGAATGATCCGCTTGGCCGGGTTGCCTATTGCGTCGGGCGTTGCTGGGTACGGTCGCAACCCCGCGCGCAGGGCCTCAACATCGGGCCGCAACACGATGCATGGCACCGCGTCAATCGGCGGCATCGGGGAACAGGCTGCGATACCAACCACCATTATCAGTGCCAGCTTTCTCATTGTATTCCCCCGCGTTGTTGATTGTAGATTGCAGCCCGTCGGTTCTCGCCCGATCGGTCGCGTTGCGGTCTATGCTCCACCACAGCGCACCGGCCAGGGTGATGATCAGGGACAGACCGCCGATCAGGAAATACAGCCGGGTCATTTCTTCGCGGCGAAACGAGACGTGACGAACGTTCCGGCAAACAGCACACCGCCCGCGATAACATCGGCCAGCGTGTCAAGGTTGAACGTCACAGTCCCGCCTGCCTCGTTGTAATCGGCCCAGCCCATATAGGCCAAAGCGCCCGAGACGGCGTAAAGCAGAAGCCTGATAGCAAGTCCTATTGCCCCGATCATGATTTAGCCTTTCCAAAGATGCTTGAGAGGATGCTCAGCAGCGCCGCCCAGATGCCACCAACAGGCGCAACCGGATCTTGCCGCACATAGTCAGCAGGGGGTGCGCTCAGGCTGTAACCAGCCGCCTTGAGCGCCGCTGTGAAGGCGTCGGCATGTTTGCGGATCGTACCGCCCATCTTGCCAACGTCGCCGTTAACGATGGCCCGCGCAGCCTGATGATCGAACCCGCCGGTCCGGTCGTAATCCGATAGGCGCTTGCCGGTGAACATGCCGGTTCGGCACCCCTCGGCAGCGATCTTTGCGGAGATAGGCAGATCCAGCGCCTTTTCTGGGTGCTTCAATAGGTCAACGCCCACCATGGCCCCCGCCAGCCGGTAGTTTGGCTCAAAGTGCGTGAGTTGAATTTGCCCCCGACCGAATCCGCCATCGCGCCAGTACGGCGTTCGCACCCACGTTAGTTGACCCTTGGCCCATGCCGTATCCAGCCGCGCAATCACTGTGGCGTCGGATGGGTTGCGGTCTTTGCTGTACGGGTAGACCGTTTCCTTGACCGGCAGCATACCCCCGCCAGTTTCGTGATAGACCTCGGCCAGCACATGCGCTGTGTGGTCCAGAGGATAGCCTTTGCAGGCGTCAAGGATTGCCTCGCATCCGGCCACCTGACCTTGTGTCAATGACGTGCCGAATACGCCGCTGTCCCGCTGGCGCAGGGAGGCGAAAAACCGTTCGCGATTCATGATTTTTCCAATGTTGGGGGGTCAGTTTGTGCTGAACTCGCGCAGCAGCTTGTTCGTCTCGCGCTGTTCGGACTTCAACTCCTCAAGCGAGTTTGCCAGCGCCACGAATTGCGCGTCCTGCCGGGAAAAGTTGTTCTCCAGCACGCGGACCCTGATTTCCAACTGAGCCCGCTCTGCCGTCGCCGTGACCGCCCCCCGCGCGGATTCGTCAAGCTTCGTGGTCATCGTGGCGATGCTCAGCCCGACATAGAGCCCGGCCCCGATTAAACCGCACCCCACCGTCCAAGCCAGCGACTTATTTAGGGTGACGCCTCGGTCCGAGTTTTCGATGCGTATCGTTTCCGTCATTGCAGAATCATCCCGCCGGGGTCTTTGTGCGTCTCAGCCATGCCGATTGTCCTTTAGTCGGTAGAGGTTAGCCACGGGGTTACGGGTGCCAGCCCTGCCCCGTGGCGATTGGTGGTGTCAGACCGCAATATCAAGCCGCTCGTATTGCTGGCGCATCTCGCCGTAAAATGTGCTGACCTCCCCCGCCGACAAAGCCCGATTCCAGTGCGCGAACATTGAAAGATTCTGACTTTGTGTAACTGTCGTTGCGGGTGCCCTGAATAGCCCCGACGATCCCGATGCCCCGTTGAAGAAAAGAAAGCGGCCAGCAGCCAATGCAGTCGCTTTGGTCGCCCCTGCGCGGGGGACATACAACGTCAGGCTGTCTTCGCTCTTTGCGGTCACCACCACCAAGAAACGCTTTCCAAATTCACCCGGTAAAGACTGCACCGAGCTTATGGTTGCCAGACCTGTCGCCGCGCTTTGGCTGTCGTAGGTCCGTGCGTAAACGCTGATACCAGAGCTATTGGTCGATAGAAATATACTACCATTATCATTTGGCGTTCCTGGGACAGAGCCTACGATAGCATCGCCCACTTGACCGCCGCCTTTTAACTCCAAGATGGCTGCAAAGGTATTCTCCCCGCCGTTTGATGGGCGAGACGGAAAGGAAATCTGCCCGGCTGTGGTCAGCGTCACACCATCTGTCGAAAATACAGGTGCACCCGAGATAACCGCAGGTGCGGCGTTCGCTGGCGCGCTGTTTTGCTCAGTTTTCCCTACGCTGCCACGGGTTTCAAACAGGCTCAGCAGCCCCGAAGTAACCGTCGTGTAAAGGCCAGCATGCCCCACAGCAATTGCGCTGTAATCCGCGTTCTTATCGACCAAAAGAATGCCGCTCATGATAGTGTCTCCTCAAAAATCATTGACCAGTTGTGCAGTGGTTTGTTGATCCCCGTCGGGTCAAAGATGATTGTGTTACCCTGCGTGTCGCGTAGATTTCCAAGCCCTTTTGCCACATCGCCCTGCCAAGCGTATCGCAGCTTCGCGCCCGCTGGGATCGGTGCCGTCGCGATGATGCGGACGCGCTCATAATCCACGATTTCAACGCTGCTGATTGTCAGGGGCGAACCCGCCGCGTCCACAAGCTGGAAGCCCTTGCTCGGCTGATCCGGCACCGTCACCGTATCGAACACTAGCCTGCCTTGGGGAACGTGGAACCGGACCTCAGCAATCGCACCCTGACGCACAGTCGCAATCGGGTGCAGCGGCTTCCAATCCTTACCATCGATCACGATCCGCTTATACGCCAGCCCCATATACCCACCGAGCCACCGAGAACCGACCCCCGTCAGGTGAAAGCCGTCCTGATAGGGGAACTGATACATCGCACAAGCAATGAAGAAATCTGGGTTTGATTGCGATACGTCAAATTGCGCGATAGCAATAGTAGGCGTGTCGTGCCAAGAGCCGTGAATGTGAGATGCAACCTGCCCGCCAATCATTGCGACACGCTTTGATTGACCTGTCGCCGCCGGGATATCAGACTGAATATCTGCTACCATTTTGTTTAGACCGAACGTGTAATCCTCTGGCGTGGTGCTGGATTGGTAATCTGTCTCGCCCTGCACCCAAAGAACCGCTTGCACAGCAAAGGTTTCACCCAATTCGTTCGCCCGCGCCCTGCCCGCAGCGGCTTGGGCAACCAGTCGCGTAAAGTGAACTGTTCCTTTAGAAAGCTGCGCCAGCGTTGTTGCGCCATAGCCGGGGGCAGACAGGAGGATCTTGTAATCGTGATCGGTATAGGCGCGACCATCCTCGGACAGCATCAATTCCTTGATGCCGTCCCCCGTTCCCCGCATCGGGGTTTCTTTAAGTGACCCCCAGGGTGCGGGGCCTTGAGCCTCAACCGCAGGAACAAGGCTGTCATACCAATTCGCCGCATCGTCCGGGTAGTCATATTGGGGTCGCATCCCGTATTCAAACATCAGGTTGTCATATGCCGGGGTGGTGCTAATCAGTGGGTTAGCTTGTCCAACAATCAGAGATTGCCCATATCCAAACACGCCATTGATGCTGTAGTCATAACCGAATGGAACCGGCTCTGGCTCTGAGGGCTCAATATCGAACTTTCCGCGAAACGTGCCCGATCCATCCACCCCCGCTATGATATTTCCACCAGAGTCCGACACGCCCCAAAGCCACGGACCTTTGCTGTTCTCAACGGTCCAGTCACCTACCTCAAGCGACGACTCATCAGTCACCACCAATGGTCGACGAATGTCGATTGCAACATTCCCGTCACCGTCTGCGACTTGTAGAATCGAAAGGCCGGTTTTTTGCAGCGGCGCGACCGCATCCGAAGTTGGGTACTGCGCCATCAGGGTTTGCGTGCTGGCGCTGTCGCGGCGATAGCGGACAACCTCGGAACCGTCAGCCGACACAACTGCAAACTGACCCAAATCGGCCACCGCTGCGCGGCCCGTTGCGATGTCCGGGTAAACGTTGGCACTGACAAAGGACGCATCCCGCGCGGCCTCTGCTTGGTCGCGGGCTATCTCTGCGTCATCTCGCGCTTCTAGGGCGATGGTTGCGTTGCCTTCACTGTCGGCCAGCGCCGCACTATCCGCAGCCTCGCCTGCCCAAGTCTTTGCGGACTTCGTGCCAACGTCGCCCGGTGCTGTCGGGCTTTCGGCCCACTCTTGCGACTTATCCGCTGCCGCCTCTGCATCGCCGATAATGTCGATATACGCGACCGACGCCGGGTCATATGGATCAACCAGGATGATGTCGTTCAGATCGACCGGCCCCGCCTCGGGCACGATGACCTTGCCAGCCGCAAACGTGCGCGCCTTGGCCTCGCCCTGCACCACCACAGCGACGGAATAATAGGTCGCCCGAGATCCCCGCGCGTTAGGCCACAGATCAACGTCGATATCACCGCCCGCATCGATAGCAGCCCGCACAACGTCCGGGATGATCGTCACGTCATCGGCGGCGTCGGTGTCATAGCGCAGCAACGTGAACGCAACGTGCGCGCGCTCTGGGCTGATATCATCGGGCAGGCTGATGCGGCCCGTGACGCGGGTTGTGGTCAATGGCATGTGGTATTCCTTAGGCGGCGTAAGTGGTGAAGAAAGCGTCAACCTCTGCGGCTGTCTTGCCTTGTGACGCGGCCAGATCGGCAACGAGTGGGTCATTGCGGTGTGCTGCGGTCATGCGATAGAGCCGGGCACGAGCCGGGAAGCGGTGCGCCTCTGGCAAGGAACCCACGACGCCCAGAACGCTTGCTGGCAGGGCTGTGCCGGTCGCCCATGCGTCACCCTCGGGTTCGGTGATCCAGCCCTCAGCGACAAGCCCGATGAGTAACTGCGCAAAGGTCAGGACAGGGATGCGCGGCGCCGGTGGTGCTGGCACGACGTGCGGCTCTATATCGTTGCGCATCGAAAGGGTTGCCCACTCGGGGTGCCCGGCCTCAATGATTTCGGTGTGGTTTCCGTCAACGCGGGCAAGGATCGTCTGGCCCGTGTCCCGCCATTCAAGCGCGCTCATGTCATCACCACCGATCTTGCCGTCACTCGGTATTGGCAGGCGGTCAGCGTGATAGATGCCTCAGCCCCGCCGCTACCTGTCGCGGAAAGCTGGATGCCGAGGGTATCGCCCGCCGCCAGCGTCACATCAACAGTCCCGCCGGAGACATTCCCATACGATTGCACAGATACGCCGTTTTTCAGCACGTTGACCTGCCCGGCGCTGACGTTGGTGCACGAGACGTAAACTTGCACGGCGCAATCCACCAGCGCGGTAAATGCTGACTGCGGAACCGCTCTTGTCAAGGTCTCATCGCCAGCGGACAGAAACTCATTGCCGAACGCCATGACGTTACGCTGCACGGTCGTGCCCGATGTGGTTCCGGCCATGGCAGCACCGACAGTCCGGGGAGCACCCGGTTGCCCTTCGGCCATTGCAATCGGGTTGTCGCGCAATGCCTGAAGAAGCTGCATCGTGACGGGCTTTTTAAATCCGATCACGGCATTCGTAACCGCTGGGGCGTTATAGGTTGGCATTCAAAGCCCTCTCAGAAAAATACATACGGACCGGTGCCGTCAGGAAAGACACCGATTGTGTCGTCCATGATGAAGCAGCCCTCGGCCTTTTCGGTATCCGTGGCTGCGTCATAATCAGACTGCGGATCTTGCATGATGAAACCAAACCGCCCGTCAATCCGGTCGCTCTCAGCGCGGAATTTCACCCGATCATCGCCGGTGTATTCGACGTAGTTTGCTTGCATCAGTTCCGGTTCGCCGCCACCGTTTGCGTCTTGCAACAGTTCAGAGATGACCCGCAGCCGGGATGTGAGCTTGACCGGACCCCGGTCTTTCACGTCCAGTTCGCCGCTGATAATCTTCGGCGGGTTCTCATACCGGCCCAGCAATCGCTCTGTCACCGCGCTCGCCGATGCATCGTCGCCGTCGCGGCCATACCAGCGCAGGGTTAGTTCCTTGATTGCGTCCTGTTCATAGGGATCATCGCCAATCCGCGCGACCGTCACCTTGCTATAGTTCCGGGTGCTGTCCATGCTGTCGGTCCAGTCAATGACGCCGTGGTAAAGCATCAACGCCGATATCCGCTGATCCTCCCCGCGCTCGATGTCAATCGTGCCTTCACGCAGGTTGTAAGCCTCGGAAATGTCATAGTAGGTTTCGCCAATCCCGAGAGGCGCATTGACCTTGTAACGGATCACGCCCGCCTCAACGTCCGGGTAAAACATCACGCCCATCTGGCCCAATTCGCCGAGAAGCAGCTTCACGCCCTCGGGCTTTGAAATGATCGTGCGCGATGTGTTAAGGCCCGCGTTCCACTTGTCGTTTTCCTCCTGCCACTCTGCCAGAGGGACTTGGGATAGTGGCGTCTTGGCGTAGGTCAACAGCAGGTCTGCGCCAATGTCACAAGGCCGGGCTGGCTCATAGACAAGGCACCACTGCACCACGTCCAATGCCTTGTGCGTGGTCGCTTCCGTGCCCTCTGCGCCGCGTTCGGTGAACGTCATCACATCGCCAGAAATGGTGTAATGGATCAACTCGCGCCCGATCCGCACAATCCCCGCCGCCGGGTAATCGTCGCCAATATCGGGCGGGGTTAGCGTGGCCTCGGTCGCGGTCGCATCCAGATCCACCAGAATCTTGCCGATCGATACCGGAGGCGCGACGGCCTTTTCGGATTCCGCCAGGTCGATAATGTCCTTATAGGTGATCGTCACCGATCCACTCGACCCCGGCCCTTTGATTTCGGAGATGACATAGTGTTCGGTCGGCATGGTGGCCGGATCATCGCCGACATAGCCACGCTTCACCCGGCAGGCTTGCCCGACATAGTACGGCTGAGCCGCCAGCAGCTTTCCCCAATGGGTGCCGAGTTCTTCGGGCTTGCGACCTACCCCGCTCCACTGCGCCGCCCCTGTGCGCCTCTCAGCGGCGTATGGGTCTGACCAGCTTCCATTGTCCCGCGCATCAGCAAAGCCCGCCGTGCCGCGCGCCCTGACGCCCATGGGTGTTGATTTCGGATCGATGCCAGACAGGTTGATTTCCGCCGCCCGGGTGGAGACTGATTTCAGCATCGGGAAGAATCCGGCGCGCTTCGGCATCCCGTCAACGTTCATCACATAGCTGTGCGTTATCGTCTCGGGCAGATACGCGGCCAACGCTTGGCATGTGGCGCGGCTACCGTAGCACTTATCGCGCCGCCCAACCTTATCGGCGAGCGATGCCGTGCAGGCTCCGACGCCATAGGTGCGGGTGCATCGCGGAAAATCGATCTCGAAGATGGAATAGGGCTTGCGGCCAAGTTTACCCGTCATAGTGCACCCTCATTGATAGCGACAGGTCCATCAACTCGTGCGGCCCTGCGTTCGTCGGTTGCGCCACGCCACCGTCACGCCAGCAATAGTGCACATCGTCCGCATATTTCCCCGGTCGCCATGCCGTGAAGAACCCGCCGCCGTTGTTGAAGTGCTGAAGGAACGGCTTGAACGCCCCGCGCAGAAATGCGGGCGGGATGTACTGAAAAGCCAGATCCAGCTTGGCGCCGCGTGACACCGTGCTGGACCCCATCAGGTTGCCGCCAACGCTGACGTTTGACGCCAGTTCCACCTGATTTGCGGTGATGATCGGCGCAAATCCTTGATAAATACGGGCCGGAAACACCGTTTCAGTACCGAGGAACGCCACGCCAATTGCAACCGGGGCCCCAACCGTCAGGCCAGTGATCCGAATACGCCACCAGCGAGCCTGTACCGCCACGAAGCGAAACACCATCGGTCCACCGTCAACCGCGGCTGTTAGCGGCACCTGATTGACCCAGACCGTAGCGTCGTCGCTGCTCTGGATCTGCACCGACGCGCCCACCTTGTCCAGATTGTGCGCCGCGATGGCCGCGAAGCCGACAGACTGCGCCGTGGTCAGGTCCATGACGAAGTTAGCCAAGACACCTTCGACGTTCGGTAGCCAGAAATCCGCCGTGGTGCCGTTGGTCGCGTTGAAGTAATCGCCCCCCGCGAGCGGCGTTGTGCCAGACAGCACAGCCCCATCCGCAAGGTTGTCCCACGCGAAAAACGGGTTGTTCGTCAGGTCTTGACCAAACAGCGCAATGCGCCGTGCTTCGGATGTGATAATCATGCGGGCCTCAAGATTGTATAGCCACGGTCGCCCGCTGCGTCGTTCAGCCGGTCCAGCATAGCGCCAAGATCGACCATGCTAACCAAGTCACCAGCGCCAAACGTGTTCAACGTCGCCTGCAAGGGTGCCGGTGCCGCCGCCTGTGTGGCCCCGTTGGTGCCGGATGCCGCCGGGGCGCCGGATGCGCCAGATGACGCCGCCGATTTGATCGCCGAGACAAAGCCGATACCCTTGGCAATGACCGCCGCCGCAGACGCGAAGCCGAACGTGCCTTTTTCAAGCTCTTTCGCCGCGCCCTGATAGGTGGACATAAGGGCCGCTGCCGCTGCAAAGATGCCCTGCAACTTCGCCGCCTTCTTGTTGGTGCTGGCCATCGCTCCAAGGATCGCCGCGCCACCCTCTAGGGCCGCTTGCACGCCCCACTGATTGCCCATCTCCTTGATGCTCGCCAGACGCTCCTGATGTTCCTTTTCAAGCCTCTCCATGGCCGCGTGCTTGCCGCCAATCGCCTCAAGTTCGGCCTCAGTCGATCCGTTCAGCAACTCAAGGCTTTCGGCATACCATTCGGTTATCACTTCGCGTTCGGTTTGCAGGGCCGCGATCAGGCTTTCGAGCTTCGCGACGTTCGGATCAACCTTCTTGCCGCCACCGCCTCCGCCACCGCCCTTTTTCGGTGCGCCAGCCGCTGCCCAATCGCCCAAGCTGTCCACGCCCTGTTGACGGGGCCGGGGGGAAGTCGTCGGCGCGCGCGGGTCTGGCGGCAGCGAGTTCCCACCATCAAGGCCGGGGAAGTCCGAGCCGGTGTCCATGCCCGCCGATGCGCCGGGCAGATTGTTTCGGACCGTAGCAGCAACCGCCGCCACCCGTGCAAGTGTCGCCCCCAGAAACTCCAAGCCCTGCGTCACCCGCGCAAAGGTGATAGCGTCGATCCCTTCTATCCCCGCAGCCGCTTCAATGGCGCGTTGCTCCAGAATGGTCATCTGGGAGGCAAACTCATCGCCCTTGATTTTGCCCTTCTCGAAGTTGTCGTTCAGGACCGCCATTTGTGTGGAAATGTTCTCAAGCGTTTGCGCCGTCTCAAGTTCGCCCAACTGCTCCAAGCGCCAAGCCGCTTGCGTGAGCGTGTTGGATGCGTTGGAAGCCGTCCCGGCGAGCGTGTCATAGGCCGAGCGCAAGGTTTCCAGCGCCGCCGCGTTGTCCACAATCGCCGCAGCATTGCCGTTCAGCGCGTCAACGATTTCGTCGCCAAGGATTGCGCGGGCGCGCTCAAGTGTCCCGTAAAATTCCTCAAGTCTTGTATTTGCGCCCCAGATATTCGCAGCGAAGGCAATCAGCGAGTTAGCGACACTCTCAATCGCCGGGGCAACGAACGTCGCCATCCGATTGCCCAGACCCTCCATCACCATACCAAGGCGACCTACCGCATCGTTGGCCCGCTCCACGTCATCGGATGCGGTCTGGCTCACCGCTATGCCGAAACGGTTCTGGAACTCAGCAGCTTCAGCGGCCTTTGCGGAATAATCCGAGAGCATGTTGATCGATGCGCGGCCCGACTTACCAAACACCTCCATCGACAGCGCGGCCTTGCTGGTCGGATCGTTGATCGCGTCAAGGCTTTCGGCGATCTTCGCGAACTGCTCGTCAGGCTTCAGTCCCTGCAGGTCGGTGATCGACAGTCCCAGCCGTGAGAACGCATCAATCTGGGTTTGTGTGCCCTGCCCCAGTTCGTCGATGTTGCGCTGCATCTTGCCCAGCATGTCGGACAGTTTGCCGCTTTCGACGCCAGCTTCTTCGGCCACCAGCGCCATTTTCTGAAACGCCTGCGTCGTCAGGCCCAGAGAACGCGCCTGCTTTGCCAAAACGTCAATGTTCGCCATCGACTGCTTTGTAAGCGCGACCATCGCCGCGCCCACAGCCGCAACCGCACCCACCCCGACCTTGGCAAAGGTCGCCAGACTGGCCTCAGACTTGCGCATCCCGGTAACGAGGGATGTGGTATCCGCTCCAACACGAATAGCTACGTCGCCTACAACTTTTGACATTACCCGGCCTCCATCCACTCTTTCAGGTCGTCAAAATCATCAGACGTCATTCGGCCAGGGCCGGTTTGCTTCTCGGTCACGATGTCGATTTCTTCCAGAAACTCCGGGAACGTCATGTCCCAGAACTCCGTTGGCGATAGGCCGATGGCCCGCCCCGCACGATAAAGTCCGCCCCAGTCTATTTCCGGGACGTCTTGGCCTTCGACTTTCTCGGCTTTTCCGGGGCGTCCTCTTTTTTTTCCTTCACCTCGGGCATGACACAAGAGGCAACAGCATTCTTGAACGCGATCAGGTCGGCCTGATCCATCATGCCAAGCTGTCCCAACACGTCATCGTCGGTGACCTTTGCGCCGCCAGCACTCAGAAACTCAGCCCCGAGATATGCCAGAGACGGGATCGACACCGGACCCACTTGCAACTCATAGACGACGCGGGCGAGATTGAACGACGGATCGTCAACCCGCGCCCGGCCTTCTATCAGGCGCAAAAGGCGGTTCGACGGCGTGACAGTGTAGTCAACGCCGCCGTAACGGATGCTGATATCGCGGAAAACGCTCATATTGCCGCCGTGAATACGATCGGTCCGCTCGATTTGATGTTGGCAGTGAAGGTCGCCGCGTCGTCATGTGGTGAGCCGAGTTCGAAGTTGGAGAAATGGAACTCCCCCGCGCAAGTGCCGATGCCGTCGATTTCAATCGTGTATTCCGCCAGCAACGCCGTGGTCACGCCGAGAGCCTTGGAAAGCAGGCTGGGACCATCCAGCAGGCCCTCAACAGACATATCGACAGACCGCACCGAAGCATCAGCAAGCAGAGTGCGCCATCCGCCGTCTTCTTTGTCGGTCACGTCAATCGCTTCGTTGTTGATCGAGATGCTATCAGACCGAGCGCCTGCAACGCGTGTGCCCGTCGCAACATCACCCTCGAAAATGCGGACATTACGCCCTGCAAGTTTTGCCATTTGTTAGGCTCCATGCTGTGATAAGGGCTTGCCCAAGGCCCGGTTGAGGCAAAGCCAATCAGGCTTTTTCGATCATCCCGAGAAACTCGGAAACACCGTGGAAAGCGCCGCTCGCAACCCGCGTAACGTCGCTATCCTGAAACTGCAAAAGGACGAGGTTATAGCCGGGGATCGTCAGCGCCCCGTGGTGCAGCCGGTCATATATCTGACCCTGCATCTGCTTGACTTCCTGCATTCCCGCCTTGCGGCTGTGCGTGTGGACGCGAGGGACGAAGTTGAAACCGTTTCCGGCCTTCACGTCCCACCGCGAAAACACGATGGCGCCGATTGCGACATAGGGGAACGCGCCAGCATTGCCGCCGTCCACTGCCTGCGGTGCCGCGTCATAGACCGTCAGGCCAAGCGCCGACAGGGCGCTAAAGAGCGCCTTCTGGACTTCCCATTCTGCCGACATTATTTCGCCTTTATCTTCGCGCCGCGCATCATAAACTCGGCAGCGCGGCACGCCATAAAATCAACGTCCAACGAACCCGGCAGCGTATACTCCGAAATCAGGGCCGCTTTTATCCACACCCAAAGAACGGCCTTGCGCCAAAGGGGAAAACGGATGGTGATTTTCAGTGTGACATTTGCCATCTCACCCACCCGCTGCTTTTTTGCTCTTGCGCGCCAGAAGCGCCTCGTATTTCTTCACGAACGTCTCAAGATACACCCGGTCCAGATCAGGGCGAATTGCCTCAAGGGCATTGAGATACATAGCATCCTCGACCCCATCCGGGCCTTGTCCGTACTCTCGAAACCGCCAGTAGAACATTGAATTTCGCACGGTACTTTCAACGCTCGTCTTGGACCCACGCTCACGCTTGGCTTTCGATCCCGCTTCCATGTCGCCCTCGTCCGAGGACATGTATTTCTTGGCGTCCTCTGCAAGCGCCTTTGCGAGATCCTGCACAGTTGCCCGCAGCAGGTTCTTAGCCTCACGCGGCGCGATGTCTTGCAGCGTCCGGTTGACGTCATCAATGCCGGTGATTTGGCTGGTGATCTTCATGACGAGACGCGCCCTTTAGGATTTCCCCTCGACAACAGAATCTGCCCTGTCTGTGTCGCATAGAACTCCACATCAAAGCAGCGAAGGGCGTCTTCAAAATCAACGGCGACCTTGAAGGACTTAACGCCTACAATGGTTTTGCCGTCATCATCGACAAGACGCGCCCCATTATCGTCAATAATTGGTCTCATGATTCCACCTCTCTTTCCGCCTAAATCACCAATCAAACGGGGGGGTGGGATCGGTCTGCGCAGATCGCGGTCGCGCTCAATATCATCAAAGGCTTCCTCCTCCATGTGTCTCCAGTCGGCCACACATGGAAAGAACAATGGAAAGCCGAATAGCGACAGTCTGCGCTCAGCTATAAACATGCGCCTCCGCTGCGATCTATACCCGTCACAGTGAGACACGATAGCCTCTCGTATGCGGTATTTATCCACCTTCACGACGCCACCCCTCTTTCCGCCTCGATCACCAACCGCAACGCCCGACCGCCCTCGCGCCGGATGCCGCGAATATTGTAAGGCACACCGCCCCACATGATCCGGTCCAGTTCGGTCACGTCAGCTCGGTTGTAGACCTCGAACAGCACAACAAAGGTTGCGTTGGTGCGGCCCTCGTCCATGCCCTCGCGCCCCGCCTTGGCCGTCACAGCGGCCCACACAGTCGCATCAGTGGTGAAGTCTGCCCATGTCTCGGTATAGCCACCGCCGCCGTCCGAAACGCGGGCGAACCGTTGCAGCGTGATCTGTTCGTCCATGCTGCCAGCTTTAGCCATACCAGCCACCCCGGCGATTGCCGATCAGATGCCCGACAGCGCGCGGCACCTCAGACAGTTTAATCTCGGTCGCGTCTTCGCGGTGCTCGTACCAGTGTCCCACAATCATCTTGATCGCGTGGCAAATGTCGTCAGGTGCCGGATCAAAGCCAGCCGTGTAGCTGATCGTCACCGCGTCGGGCCGGTCATATGTTGCGGGCCAGTTGTCCGACCGCACGAAAGCCCAATCGTCAGACTTATAGATCGCGAAGTCGGACAGATCCGCCGTCTGCTCAATGTTGTCGGTGTCATAGTATTTGACGCTGACCAGCTCCTGCGCCGGGGAAACACTCAAATAGGTGTCCCGCGTCGGGCGCTGCAATGCCTCTGCAATCGTCTGCGTGACAATGGCGCGGCCCAACTCTCCATCCACATCCAGAGACGCCACAGCCGCAGCCGTGTAGGACGTGATGAGCGCGTCCTCTGCGCTGCCCGTGACCCGTAGGTGTTCTTTCATATCGACCAGCGATACCGGCATAAATGCAGGCGGAACAGCAACGCGAACAATGCGATCCCGGATCACTTGCGGGCCTTCTCAGGCTTGGCGCGCTTGATGGCCTTTTCTGGAGCCACAGAACGGACGGGTTCAGCCTGTCCCGCAGCAATCATGCTCACGCCGTCGGAATCCGAAACCTCGACCACATCGCCGCGATTCTGGATGCCGAATGCGCCGCCGCGTGAAACCAGCAATCTAACTTTCATGGGATTGTCTCCTTTTCGGCTTGGGAATGGGGCGACCGAAGCCGCCCCACAAAAAGCCGATTAAGCGGTGGCCTTGGTGATCATGTGCTTGACCGCCGCAGCGTCTGCCAGTTGGCCGTCAAAGCGGACGTAGCCAGCAACACCGAAGCCGGGCCAGAAGTCCTTGTCCTGCAATGCGCCGATCAGGGGAGCGCCGACCTTGCGGACGTAGTACTTGCTGAAATCACCGAACAGCATGATCTTGGTTGCCGCAGCCGCGCCGGGGATCGATGGCATGGCCTGGTTGATGTGGTAGCGATACCCAAGCAAGGAGCCGGGAACACCCTGCTGGATGTTGCCCATGTTCCACAGATAATCCCCGCTGCCGTCCTTCAGCTTGCGGATCACCGACAGCGTGTTGTCGTTGAACATGAAGGCTGCCTTCGGCGATGTCCGATAGGCAGGATCAACCTTGTGCAGCAGGTCGATCACCTCGTCGGCAGTGATCGAAAGACCGGCGGCAGTCGTGTTGCCAAGGCTGGACGCCGTGACGATGCCGGTCGGTGCAGTGGTGCCAACACCTGTGGTCAGTTGCAGGTTTGCAATCCGGCCAAGACGCTCGCCCAGCAGATCGCCCAGCAGTTGCTCCATCGCAAAGATGGAATCGTCCGCCAGTTCCTTCGACACGCGCAGCCACTGCGTATCATAAGCAAACGATCCAAGGATCTTCTGCCCGAATACAACGTCCTTGGCGCCCGTATCGGTCAACGTCGCGCCTTCGGTGTGCGCAACCGGCGTCACAGTTGTATCATTCACCGTCGGCATGGTGATCTGATTGCCGCCGCTGGTCGTGATGACCGTGGCGACATCCTCGTTGTACATCGGACCCCAAGCAGCCATCGACCGGACAAGGATGTTCATCAGTTCGGTCGGGACGGTATAGCCGCCAGCCGCCGCTGTGGTGGTCTGTGCGCGCTGCTCCACCGGGGTGAACCCGGCTTCCAGAACGGCCCGCGCCTCGGCGGTCATGTCGCCTTTCTGGCCTTGTGCGCGCAGATACTGGTGAAACGCGTTGCGATAATCGATATCGCCGCCCTGACGGACTTCGGCAGGGTCAACGCCCGGACGCTTGGCGTCACGCTTGGCGCGCTGTTCGGCCTCATTTGCCTCAAGCGCGCGCTGTTCGATAGCTTCCATGCGCTCCATACGCTCGACCTTGGACTGGATGGCATCAAAGTCTGCCATCGCCTTGTCGTGCTGCGCTTCCAGTTCGGTTGCGCGGGCCTCGTCTTTGATCGTGTTTGCCTGGTCGAGAAGTGAACGGGCTTCGGTGGCGGCGTTCGCCATCTGCTCCCGCAGTGTCTTTAGATCAGCCATTTAAGGGCCTCCATCTATAGGATATAACGCTTTGCAGCGATCCTGACCTTGCCCAAGGGTCGGAAAGGGCATTCAACCGCGAGAGCGCAGTTAAAGGATTCCGCGCACTTTCATTTCCAGTGCGCGGCGTTTGTTCGGTATGTTCGACCGCTTGACCGCTTTGCGCGACGCCTCAAGGCTGCGCAGTGCAATCTCGGTCCCGGAATAGGCAGGGCTGGTGACGACGGAAACATCGTGCAGGCTCGCCTTTTTGATCGTCCGCAGCGGGATTTCACCTTCTTCGTCCCACTCCTGAACCTCGGGATAGAACGCGAACGACATTTTATCCAAGTCGCCGCGCTTCATCTTGCCCGCGATTGACTTCACGTCGGGGTCGTCAGGATCAAGCATGGTTTCGATTTTCAAACCGTGGTCATCCTCGGACAGTTTGAGAGTGCCCGACCGGGTGCGCGCCAGCGGCAAACCTTCGTGGTTGATGAGAAACACCACATCATCGCGCCCGATGGCGTCCTTAAATGCCCCACGCTCGATCACCTCACGGAACATGCCGCCAATGTCGGTTTCTTCACCGAAAACAGCCGCATAGCCTTCAACCTTAATCCCGTCAGCATCGCTGCGGATTTCTGCGGGGATGCCCGCGCGAATTTCACGCTCCATCTGGCGTCTCCTTGGTGATTTTCGATCTGCCGTATGGCGTTGGCGGAGGTGGTCGGGAAAAGTGCGGTCGAATGCAGTCGTCTTGTGTCCGGCCATGGCGCCAATAACCTCGGGCTGGGTCAAATGAAGACCAATACCACTCAAGCCAAACCCAGCTTCCGTCGTGCATTTGATGCGGGGCCAAAGCAAAGCACCGAACACCCTCAGACCATCGGATCTTCGCCATCTCGAATGTTTCGCCAGAACAAATCATGCGGGCGTCTTCTCTGGTGTGGTTTCCGTTGAGGTTTCTGTAACCTTTTCGGCGGTGTGGCCGTCCAGCGGAACCGTAGCGCCCTGAATCAACAGCCGGTCGCCACCCTCCAGGGGTTCGCGGTTATCCAGCGACCGCGCCTCGTTGGGCGTTAGCTGGCCCGTCTGGATGGCGGTGCTGTTGCCTTCCATCCGGGTTTTGTAATCGCCGCGCAGAAGCCCATCGACATTGAACTCTGCGAACCGGCTTGATCCGCGCCCGAACAGCTTCAGGTTTAACTCAGCCTCGACTTGCTCCACCCACCGCTTGAGCGTGTGCTTGACCAAGTGCAAATCTTGCTGTTCCGAGTTTGAGAAGGTCGCCCGCGAAAGGTCTTGCAGGAACGTCGGCGGCAGAGAGTAAATCCGCCCGACCTCGATCACCGCAAACTCTTGCGTCTGCACCATCTGCATTTTCTCGGGATCATTCCCAAGCGGCTTCAATTCATGGCCCAGCGGAATCGCTAGGACGTTGCCACCCCTGCGGGCCGCTTCCTTCGTCGCCTCTGCGATGTTGTCAGCCGCGCGAACCGCTGATTTCTCTGACCCGAACGGCCCTTGCAGCGCGAACGCCGGCAGCCCGCCATTCTTGAACAGCTTGGATCCGTATTCGTTCGCGTTCACCGCCTTGCCAATGGCAACCGCACACTGCCGCAATGGGCTGCGGTGCGTCAGCAGATCGGATCTGAGCAGGAACGGGATGTCGATGACGTCAGATTGATCGTAAATCGTAGTCTTTCCGCCGCCCACGGCCTTATATTGCTTGCGACCGTTCGCCAGCCGCTCAACGGTAGCGCCCGGCAGGGGGAATAGGTTGATCGGACGCCCAGCTTCATCGCGTTCAATGTAGGTAACGGATCGTCCTTCAGTCAGAACTCCCGTCGAAAACATATCAAAACGCCACTGAAACGACGAATAATCATCATTCACCGCGCTGTGCAGCATATCGACGACGGGGTTTGCCTTGTTCGCCTTGACCCGCTTCTTGACGCCCTTGCTGTCCCGGTCATAAACATTCAACGGCAGGCCTGCGATGGTGCCAGAAATGAAGTTTACCGCCGCCCAGACAGCGGGAACGCCCAACGCTTCCTCCATCGACACAGAAGCGGCGCCGGTGATGCCGAAGAACTCCATGAAGTTCGGCGCGGATTGCGTGATGGTCGCCGCCCGCTTTTCACGCTTTCCAAATCCAAACATCAGCCCACCACCAGTTCAAAGTTTTCATCGTCCCACGGGGATGTGAGAGGTGGGCTGTCTTCTTCCCACGTTCCGGCAACGCTCATTGCCATCGCCAGCGCGACCATTCCATCGATCCGGCCCCGGCTTTTATTCTTCGCCAACTTGCGATTTCCCGCAGGATCGCGCTGCACAACCGCGTTGCGCGCACAAGATTCCAAGACCGGGTGCCCACCATGGACAATCGCCCCGCTCAGAAAGACCGATTCCAGATCCCGCAGGGCCGGTGACATGCTTTGGAAGCCCTGCCCCATCTGTTCAAATATCGCGTTATCGCCTTCAAGCTGTTCCTCAGTGAAGCCAGCCCGAAGCAGCCACGGCTTTAGGTGTCTGAAATTCCAACGGTCGAACGCCACGCGGCGCAAATCATACCGCTGATGAACCTCAAACAGGAACGCCGCTACAAATTCATAATCGACAGTCGGCCCCGGTGTTGCCTCAAGAAACCCCTGCTTGTGCCAAAGGTCATATGGCACCCGGTCAGCCTTCGCTTTCACTGCAAGCCCAACCTCTGGAAGCCAGAACGTCGGGTGAACGTGCCAAGCCGTGCTGACCGGCGCCAGCAGGCTATCTGTGATCGGCGTGACAGCAACGAAAGCCGTCAGGTCGTTGACCTCGGACAGATCCAAGCCCGCATAGATCGTTGCGCCTTCCTCAAGCGCCAACAGCGGGGCGTTGCAGCTATCCCACAGCTTCTTGCTGATGAACGGCGCAGTCGCATCGATCCGCTGATTCAGGTATAGCCACCGGAAACTATTTTCTTCACTCGGCAGGCGATCCGCGACCGCCGCCATATCTTCAAGATCCGCAATGGATCGGAACTCACCCATTGCCGGGTTCGCTGCCTTCCATGCGTCCCGGTCCATCAGGTCACAATCTTCAGGCGCAGCATAAACGTGGCTCACGACACGCGGGCTTTTGCTTGTCTCCGCATCATCCAGCCACCGCGAAAACAAATCGTTGTCGGTCGGCGCCTGCGTCGAGATTGCAATCAACAGCGGGTTGTCGTGCGCGCCCTGCGATGTGGTAATCGCCTCAACAAAATCATCGGTCGGGCCTTTTATCTGGCCCACTTCATCCAAGATCGCCAGCACCGGGGAAAGCCCGTGCGCCGTTCCAGCCTCTGCGCTGATCGCCCGATACTCTACGTTCATCATGATGCCGGTAATCATCTTCTGCGACGGCGTGATGCGCGTGATACTCTTGGCCCGCAGTTCTGGCGACAGGCCGATCATCTTCTGCATCAGCTTGAACACCAGCGCCGCCTGTTCGCGTGATCGAGCCCCGCTGATGATCTGGCTGTTCTGCCGCGCCTCTGGCCCGACGATATGCGCCAAAGCAATCGCGGCGATAATCGCTGACTTGCCGTTCTTTCGAGCGATGGAAAGGTAAGCGCGCGATGTGCCCGCCGGATTATCGTAAATCTCTCTGATGAACCGCTTCTGAAACTCCAGCAGCACCAACGGCTTGCCAACGTGCTTCCCTTCAGGGGTCAGGCAGTACCGCTCAATGAAGGCAATGACGCGTTCGCCACGAGTCAATTGGGCCTCGCCAACAGATCATCGCCACCCATATCGCCCTCGATTTCTTTCGTGGCATCCCGACGCTTTCCAACGTCCCGAGCCTCACCGCCTTGCGCACGCGCGTGAAGGGACAGGCTGCGCCGCGCCGAGTGGATGTTGCTGTAGTGCATTTGGATCGCCGTCTTGCGCGGATTGATGACCGGCGTTCCCTTGTCTGATTTCAGGGTTGAACCTTCGGCCCGCATCGCCCGCTGTTCGCTCTCAAGGTCCGCCATGGTGCGCGCCAGCATTGCTGCCAGCTCCAATTGGTGCGCCGTCCAATCCGACCGGGCGAACTCATCGATCACGCTGGCAAAGAATGGCAGGTCGCAATCATCAAGCGGAACATTCGACGGGGGGCTGATTTGCTTGCTGGCAGCTTGTGCGATTTTGACCGCCGCTGCCGTGCTATCAACGCGGGCTTTGCGTGACATTCATCACCTCATCGGAAAACTGTATTAGCACGAACAGAAGAC